AACCCATACGTCAGGCGGCAGGAACTTCTACAAAGGATTAGCAAGGAATATAACCAGCCTCAAGAGTACGCTATCAGGTATAGACGGCTTATGGATAGAGGAAGGAGAAGACTTAACAGATAATACTTTAAGAATACTAACAGCTTCAGTCAGGCTTAATGCAACGGATACCCAAAAGAAAATGTCGGGCGAGGAAGTCAAGATGCCTGAAATCATCATAACGATGAATAGGGGTTCTAAGACTGGAGCAGTAGCAAAGAAGTGGTTAGCAAGAGCAGAGAAGGATTTAGAAAGATGTGGTTACTATGAAGACGACTTACTGATGGTTGTTGAAATGAACTATACCGATATGCCGGAAGCATGGTTTAAGCTATCAGGACTAGAGGAAGAGAGGTTAGATGACTTCGAGAAACTATCTCAATCACAATATGCTCATAAGTGGGGTGGTGCATACCTGGAAACGATTGACAACGCTATTATCCAGCCTGAGTGGTTCGATGCTGCTATTGATGCTCATGTTAAGTTGGGGTTTGATGGTAGGGGTGCTATCGTTGCTGCTCATGATCCTAGCGACAATGGAGAAGGTGCAGACCCGAGGGGCTACGCTCTTAGGCATGGTTCGGTAATACTCGATGTAGATGAAATGACATCAAGAGATGTGAATGATGCTTGTGATTGGGCTACAGATAAGGCTATCATTGCCGGAGCAGATCATTTTATATGGGACTGTGACGGGTTAGGTGTATCTCTCAAGCGTCAAGTCAAGCAGTCATTAGATGGTAAGAAGATTGAATACCATATGTTTAAAGGTTCGGAAGGTGTAGAGAAGCCGGAGGAAGTCTACCAGGGCAATATAGGATCTGATAAGCAGAAGGAAAAGACTAATAAACAATCATTTAAGAATAAGAGAGCGCAGTATTATATAAGGCTATCAGAGAGGTTCTACAATACATATAGGGCTATAACTAAGAAGGAATATGTTGACCCTGATACAATGATTAGCTTGTCAAGTGACATAAAGCATTTAAAGGCCTTGAAGTCCGAAGTATGCAGGATACCTCTAAAGGATAACGGGTCAGGATTGATACAGATAATGAGCAAGCCTGATATGAAGAAGCAAGGCATAGCAAGCCCTAATATGGCTGATAGTTTAATGATGCTTATGATGGTACCTGAAACAACTATAACAGTTGATCTCAGCTTTGATTCGGAGTGGTCATGATTAATTATTTTGCAGCAATGGAAAACGATATGGAGTTAATAAAGTTTTATAGATATGCTAGTTTCTTTAATCTCTCTGATTTTAATAAATGGCCCATAGACTAATATTTTTTTGTCTCATTATGTAAGCAATTATCTTACTTACTTTTACAGGAGTTTTAAATGGAGATAACCCCAGAACTACAGACGATACACAAAGAAGCCCTTGAGAGGTTTGAGAATGTATCTACTGCCGAACAAGACCAAAGAGAGAAAGCAATAGAGGATGCCAAGTTTGCTCATGCTGAAGACGGACAATGGGAAGACGATGCCAAAGAGAAGCGCAAGGATAGGCCCAGATACACACTAAACAGGGTAGCTGGTGCGTTAGATCAGGTTAATGGAGATCAGCGCCAGAATAGGACACAAATAAAGGTAAGGCCTAAGACAGGTGGAAGTAAAGATATAGCTAAGATTAAGATGGGATTAGCTCGTAGTATAGAGAGCCAGTCTGATGCTGAGTCTATTTATGATGCAGCCTTTGATGAGGTTATAACGTCAGGTTATGGTGGGTGGCGTGTATTGACTCAATTCTCTGATGATGACTCCTTTGAGCAAGAGATAGTAATAGCGCCCATAAAGTCAGCAGCTAGCTCTTTATACTTTGATGATTCGGCAGAGAAGTATGATAAGCGTGATGCTTTGTGGGCTTTTTACATTAAGGATATACCACAAGAAGTATTTAAGCGTGAATGGCCCAATGCAGCGGTTAATGATTTTAGTGACCCTATGTATTACACAGGCTATTGTGATGGATGGTTTAGGCAGAATAAAGTAAGAATAGCTGAATACTGGAGAGTTGAGCTTGTCGATGTTGAAATAGGTTTGATGTCTGATGGTAGAGTATTAAACCTTACTGAAGAAAAAGACGTAATTGATGAACTAGCCTCACAAGTTCCCCCTGTTACCGTACTAAAAACCCGCAAGACAAAGATCCGTAAAGTTGAAAGCTATATAATGAATGGGGCCGAGATACTCCAAGGGCCGCAGGAATGGGCTGGTAAATATATTCCTTTAATCCCTGTATATGGCCGGACATACAACATACAAGGCAAAGAGTATATCAGGGGTATGGTGAGGATAGCTAAAGACCCTCAGAGAATATATAACTATGCCGTATCTACAGCGATTGAGGCGACAGCGCTAGCCCCTAAAGATCCTATATGGTATACAAACAAGCAGGCCGTAGGTAATGAGGCAAAATGGAAAACCTTTAACACTTCCAATTCCCCCTTCTTGCCGTATAACGCTGATCCTGATAATCCAGGGCCGCCAGCAAGAACAGGCGCTCCGGCCTTTCAGCAAGCACTTATAGAACAACGTACACAGGCAGCACAAGATGTATATGCCACTACAGGTATCTACCCTACTGCATTAGGTCTTAACCCTGGATTGCAAAGTGGTAAAGCTATTATAGCCCAAGATAAGAAGGGAGACAGATCGACCTTTGTATTCAGTGATAACCTTCATAAGTCTATTAAGTATACAGGTGATATCCTTGAAGACTTAGAGCCGAGGATCTATGACACGCAAAGAGTTGTAACAATCCTTAACTTTGACGGCACTACAGAAGATGTAGAGATTAATGCCGAGGGAATAAACCAATTCAATGAGACAGTAATTGATGAGGCCACAGGTAAGCCAGTAATTGTAAATGATCTAAGCGCTGGTAAATATGAGACATATATAGAGGCAGGAGCTTCTTATAATACATTAAGGGAAGAGTCGGCACAGCAGTTGATTGACCTTACCGCTGCTTCTCCAAGGTTCGAGGCAATGGCTACAGACCTGATAGCTAAGAACCTTAATATACTTGAGTCCGATGAACTCACTAAGCGTATTAGAAAGCAGATGATTAATGAGGATATAGTTACACCTACGGAAGAAGAGATACAAGAGCTTGGATTGAATCAGGGGCCACCAGAACCAAGCCCAGAACAGATAGCATTGCTTGAGAATCTACAGATGCAGACGGCTGAAATCATGGCTAAGATTGAAAACATCAATGCTGATACAGATGGGAAGGATGCTAAGACATTAGAGACTAAGTTGAAGGCTCAGAAAGTGGCTGTAGATGGCCTCAACGCTATGATGAGCGCATTTAAAACTCAAGTTGAGTCTGGCATACCTCTTGGAGTTACAGAACAGCAGATTAGACTAGCTCAAGAGGGCATAGTTTCTTTATCACAGGAAGAATTAGTGTCAGGAAATATTTAGCTTGACAAATATATAGAAATATAGTAGTTTGATTAAAAAGTAAGTAAGTAGTTTACTTACGTTCTTTGACAATCGATATAAATAGGTTACTGATTACTTTAAATCAGGCAATTAAACTCTTATGGAGGCAATAATGGAACCAGTAATACCAGTAGAACCAGGTGCAGCAGAACCAGTAGTAGAGCCAACAATGGCGCAAATAGCGGCAGGCGAACCAGCAGAACCAATAACACCGCCAGAGCCAGCGGCTGAACCTACACCAGGAGACCCACCAACTCCAGTTGACCCGCCTAGTGCTCCTGCACAAGATGCAGTTCAGAAGCGTATCAACAAAATTACAGCAGATAAGTATGCAGAGAAGCGAAGAGCAGATGAGCTACAAGCTAAGTTAGATGCACAGGTAAGTAAGCCAACATTGCCAACCGATGCACCACAACTTGAAGACTTTGATTATGATGATGGGAAGTATCAAGAAGCCCTTATTCAGTATCAAGTACAAAAAGCTTTAGAGACTCAACAAACCTTAACTCAGCAACAACAAGCAGAACAAGCTAGACAAAAGGTAGCTGACGATTATTTTGATAACGCTGCAAAATATGTAGCGGATCATCCTGAATATGACGAAGACGTAAAGGCTTTGCCTATATTCAATCAAGATACTCTTAACACTATCTATAAACTTGGGCCGCAAGTAACCCATTACCTAGCTAAAAACCTTGACGTTGCAAGTGAGGTTGCAAGCGCTTCTCTTGA